ATGATTGAATTAATTAAAGATAACAACATAAACTGCCTTGTATTATTTGGTAGCCATGCAACCAACGAAGCGAGTGATGATTCCGACATTGATTTGTTGGGCGTCAACAATTCAACACTAAGAACGGTCAGGGAGAATGGGAAGGTAAATCTTTCTCTCTACTCGTTCAGTGAGTTAATAAAAATGGCTAAGTCAGGAAATATATTTCTCCTTCATGTTCTTATGGATGGAGTTTGTGTATTCAACCAACAAGTTTTCAATGAGATCAAAGATAACTTTATTTATAAGAAAAACTATGACATTGATATCGCCACCGCCTATTATTTAGCCAGAACGATACTTAGTGAGGTAGACAATATTTCAAATTGGCCAATTGCAAACAAAAGAATTTCTTGGTGTGTCAGGACCATTCTGATTTCAATATCCGTAGAGCAACGAAAACCCATATTTTCAAAAAGCAAACTCGCTTCATCTTGTGTTAATACCGGGCTGTGCTATGAAGATGCTTTCTCTTTAGTAGATGCCAAATCGAATAAAAATAGGAACAATAAAGTTCTTAATTCGCTATCAAAATTTTTAAACCACTACAGCAATTATAATGAAGATATAATTAAAAAATCTTTTTCTAGTAGCATCGTAGTATCAACTTTAGATAGCATTCTCCAGAACGGAAGTTTCTACGACGGATAATAAACAAAATAATAGAATCCCGAATTATCAGGATTCTATTTCCCTTCACATCCAATGCATCTGCTGCTGGCCTGACGCTGCTGGATGCGGCGGTGCTGGCATCACCTCACCTGGAGAAACAATAAACCGCTCGACAGTTTCGGTGGTGACAAACGTCGCGCTGCAGTTGATGTTTGTGCACTGGTGATAGCGCTCTTTGGTCGTGTCGGTAAAATAGCGACTTGTGCGGGCGTGAGCGGCAAAATGGCATTTTGGACAGTGAAACATGGCAAGCACCTCATTTAATTTCCGATGCGTTAATTTTACTCAACTTATCCTTATATAACAAATATTTAAAAGAAAATCACTGCGTTAATTCTTCGCTTTCGTACTCCACATCCGAAACCTTAACCTCAAGCTCTAAGCCCGTCGTGTAGCCGCTCCCGTTGAGGTTATGCACCACCCTGCTGATTATCCACGCCTGATCGTCTATGACGCGCTTAAAGCCTTTCACCGCGATTGGCGTTTCAGGAAATAAATCGGCGCGGCCGATAGCCAGCGAGATTGAAAACTCCGCAACGCCGCGCTGCAGCTTGTCCCACTTCGCCTGAACGGCGCGCATGGCCTGCGCCTTTGTCGCGTAAATGGTCGTCAGCTCCAGCACGTTGTCAGCCTCACCGGCCATATACTCCCCCTCGCGCGCTTCCTGCTCTTTTTTGGCTTTGGCCTTTGCTGGGGCTTTGGTCGCTTTCGGGTGCTGTAGCGCGCGGAGGTGCTTCTCTTTGGGCTTTCTCTTGAGCTTCACCTTTTGCTTTTGCGGCTTCGGGTCTTTGGTGTGCAGCCATTTCGCCGTCACGCCGGTAAAGGCTTCCCGGTCAGCAATGGCAAACTGATGACGATCGCCGTCGCCGCGCTCAAGCGTCATCTGCGGAATGGGCTTCCCGCTGGCAGTCTTACCGCTCCCCGCTTTCAAAAATAAAAGTTTCCCCGCTTTTACCGAAACCGCCGCCCCGTTCCGGTCAGCCAGGCGGGACAGAAACATCGCGTCGGATTCCTGCGACTGGTCAATGTGAGGCACGGCGACGGCTTTCAGCGTGTCGGCCACGCTGGCCGTCAGTTTATTGCGTGCCGCAATCGTCTCGACAATTTGCCCGAGCGTTGTGTTATGCCATGACTGCTCCCGGCGCGAGTTCAGCGTACCGCGAAAATCGGCGCTTCGCCCCCGGATGGTCAGCGTATCAGGCGCGCCCCTGTGCTCGATTTCGTCGACCGTGAACGTCCCTTTTTTTATCAGCGCGGACCCCTGCCATCCTAACCACAGCGTCAACGTTGCGCCGCGCGGTGGCATTGCTATCTGGCCGTCAGTGTCATCGAGCTCGATATCGAGCTGGTCGGCTTCGAATCCGCGATTGTCGGTCATGGTCAGACTGATAAGGCGGTCACTAAAATCCTTTGTGATATCGTCGTTATCCAGTTTGAGCATAAACGCCGGGGCAATCTTCGCCCCGGCCTGAATATCCATTCCTGTAATCATCCTGCCAGCCCTCCCAGCCAGTCACCGGCAGACGTGACCAGATTGTCGGCCTGCGTTTTCAGGTCGCCATAAATGGCCGCCAGCGATTTATCGACCCGCTTAAGGGAAAGGCTAAACTCGATTTTTCTCGCCGCTCCGTCGCTGAATAGCTCGGTGTGCGTGTGCGTTACTTTGTCGATGACATACATGCCGTGGATCATGCCCGTTCCGTCAATCAGCGGCCACGCGCGCCCCTCGTCCGCCATCAGCTCGATGGCGGTCAGTGACAGACGTCCGCCGGTAATTTCGGGATAGAGCACGCCCGACAGCGTGCGCGTGGTTTCACCTTCCCCGAGATACTGGTAAGCCGGTGGCTTGCCGATACGGTCGTTTGACACCCAGCGGTAATCCTTCGAATACTGCATGGACTGATAGGGCAGCGTGCGGCGCTCAAACACAAACAAACCTAAAACCATTAACATGCTTTATCCCCCTCAGTCATGGCGCATACTTGAGCGCTGACGCGCACGGTTTTCACGGTCGAATTTATCGACAGCCTCGCGGAGTTGCCGGTCAAGGTCGCTGCCCGGCGCGATGCCACCATTCAGGTTGATGTTATATTCAGGCTTGCTCTGGTCGACGTAAGTCTTACCAGTGGGTGCTGTTACCGGCTGATATGCCTGATAACCGCCATATGCTGAGGTTGCCGGAATATAAGACCCATTTTGCGAGCCGGTGGCGGCACTGGCTTTAGCGGCCTTCTGGTCAAGGTCGCTCGATTCTTTATTGATAACCCCGAGCTTTTCCAACAGCCAGTTAACGCCGGTGCGCAATGTATTAAAGCTTTTGAGCGGTAACATCAGCGCTTCGGCCAGCATCTTACCGAACATCACACCCGCATTTTTGCAGCTGTCGAGCGTCTCCTGCGTCGACTTAACCGGGGCTATCAGGTCTTTAAACCACTGCCACGCCGCTTTCAGTTTGTCACCCAGCCAGTCAAAAACCGGCTTTAACGGTTCGAATAGTTCCACTACAGGGGCAAAAGCCTGCTTTAGCCCCTCCATTACGCCTGAGAAAAACGCGCTTATGGGCTCCCAGTATTTGCGGATAAGCAGCGCACCGGCGACGATGGCAACGCCAATAGCCACTATCGGCCAGGTAAGCGCCCCGAGCACGGCCATAATGGCACCACCCACCACCGAGAAAATCGTTCCGAGCAGCGATGCACCGGCTATTAACATATTAATGCCGGTAATAACCGGCCAGGCAACGAGACCAATTGCCCCGAGGATGCCAATAATTGCCAGTGCACCGCCTGCGATGATGCCGATGGTTTGCGCCAGCCCCTGATTTTTCTGGATCCAGCCGTCGAGCTTTAACACATATTTCGTGGCGGTCTGGGTGAGCTTTCGCAGTGAGCCCTCCTGCTGGTCAAACAGGTCAGTACCGACGGCCTCATAGGCTGACTGGAATTCTTTGAAGTCGCCGCCGAGGTTGTCCTGCATGATTTTAACCAGCTCAGCGGTTTTCCCGTCCGAGGCTTTAAACGCCGCCGTGAGCTGGTCGAGCTTGCCGCTTGAGGCCGCGGTCATCAGTACCGCCGCCGCCGAGCTGGCTTCCTCACCAAAGATGGTTTTCATGTACTCGCCTTTCTGGCTTGTTCCGAGATTGTTTTTCTCAAAACTGCGCTGCATTTCTTTCAGAATGGCGAATATCGGGCGCGTGTTGCCCTTGCTGTCAGACGTTTTAACGCCGAGCTCTTTGATAGCCTCGTATGCCTTACCGGTCGGCGCCTGCAGGCGACTCAGGACGGCACGGCTGCCCGTTCCCGCCATCGAGCCGGTGATTTTGGCGTCATGGAGTGCGCCGATCATTGCGGCGGTCTGCTCGATACTGACCCCGGCATTTTTTGCCACCGGCGCAGCATACGTCAGTGCGTCGCTCAGCCCGTCAAAGTCAGCGGCCGTTTTGTTCATCGTCATCGACAGCACGTCGCCAATGTGCGCGATCTGGTCGTTAGACATCTGAAACGCGGATTTCATACCCGTCAGCAGCGCGGCGTTTTCTTCCATCGAGCGACGGTTAGACAGCGCCATATTCAGCGTGACCGGCGTCGCCGCCTGAATCGCTGCGGCATCCCCGCCGCTTTTCGCAATGATAATCTGCGCGCTGGCCGCATCGTCTGCAGACGCAGCGGTATTGTCCCCGAGCTGGCGCGCCTGTTTGCGCAGCGCCTCCATTTCGGGCGACTGTTTATCGACCCCGAGTACGGCCTGCAGCTCAGAGTTTTTCTGTGCAAAGTCATAACCGGGTGTGAGTAATTTCACTCCGGCCATCGTTCCCGCCGTGGCAATACCGACGCCCGCCGCGCCTGCCGCTGCAGCGCCTCCGGCAAGGGATTTACCGGCCTGATAACGCTCTTTAACGCGACTCAGTCGCGCCTGCTGTTGACTGACCCGCGCCAGTGCCTCGCGCTGCCGGTCTAGCTGCGCGGTCGTTTCACTGATGCTGGTTTTCAGGCGGCGCTCATCCGCCGACAGGGTGCGGGTATTAATACCGGCCTGCGCGAGCTCGGTACGCTGGCGCTGCACCGACTGCCTGAGGCTGTTGTATTTGAGCTGCAGGTCAGCGGCGGATTTCTTTGCCGCCTCCATCGCGCGCGCCTGCGCGGTTGTAGGGTTCTGCGTGTTTTTAAACTGGACGGCCAGCGCGGCGGCTTCCTGTTTCGCCTTGTTAAGCGACTGGCCTGTCACGGCAAGCTGTGCGCTCGCTTTCCTGAATCCGTCAATTCGGCCAGCCTGCGCATTCAGATCGCGCAGGCTGTTCTGTGAAGTGCGGATATCGCCAGCAAGCGTCTTGCTGGCAGTCTGGATAGCTTTGAGCGGTCGGCTTGCCCGGTCTACTGCGTTCAGCAGTACCTCAATCCTGACGTTATTGCTCATGGTGGTGTCCGCTTCGCTGCAGCGCCTTTTCGCGCCATGTGATGAGCTCGGTCACGCTCAGGGAATTCAGCTCTGATGGCGGCCAGTGAAATATCACCGCGATATCCGCCATCAGGTCATCGACCGAAAGGTTGTCCGGGAACGTCAGCGAGCCGAAGATGGCGACAAAAAACCGACCACCTTACCGGCGAACAAAATCAGGTCTGATGCTTCCAGACGCATGACCTCGGGCTCGGTCAGCGCCGGGTACGTCATGCGCGGCAGCACCTTAATCAGCGCATCGACGTCAGAGTTTGCCAGCGAGGCCAGACTCACACCGCGCAGAGTACCGGCGTTGGGTTTGGACACGGTCACCTGTTCGATTTTTTGCTCACCGCGCATGATTGGATTATCGAGGATCACAATGTTTGGGTTTTCGGTTTCGATGGTGGCGGTTTCGTTGATGTTTTCCATGATGTTGCTCTCTTTGAATGTGAGTAAGTGACCGGCCAGCCTGGCTGACCGGTTAACGGGTTACAGGCCAATCGCCCGGCGGTGCTCAGCGAGACGGTCAACGCCGTCGACTTTCATCACCATGTTGACGACGTCAATCTCGATGACCTCTTTGCCGTCAATCGTGAGCTGGTAATACGAGCACTCGGTCGCGATTTTGGTCGTGCCGCTTTCGCCCTGTTTGTTCTCGCCGCCGTCGTACTCCTTGTGACGGCCACGCATGACCACCTCAACGGCGGAAATTGCGCCGGTATCATCGCGCTGGAATGAGCCGGTGAAGCGCAGCGGCACGCTGTCGGCACCCGGTGACGCATACTGCGCCCACAGCGCGACGTCAGGCAGGCCGCCCAGCGTCCACTCAAGCGACAGCGCGTCGTCGTCGAGGCCGAGGTCAATAGACACCGAGCCCGGCATCCCGCCGCCGCGATATTTCTCAAGCTTGCGGGTCAGCTTTGGCAGGGTGACGGATTCAACGACGCCCATGTAGCTGAGACCGTCGTTAAACATGTTCAGGTATTTAAGTTTGCGTGGTAACGCCATGCTCTGAGCTCCTTAGCTGTTGACCGAGTCTGACAGGTCTGCCAGATAGGTATCGGTGATGCGCTGGCGCAGGGTCAGGTTTTCCAGCGGCGGGACGGGGGTGTAGTCGTAATCGATATACAGCTTCCCGGCTTTGAGGGTTTCCACGCTGTTTGACTCCGGGTCGTACCAGCAGGAGCCGTCAACGATATAGCCGTTGTTTTTCAGCTCGCGGAATTTGGCATTGATACCGGCGACGATGTCGCGGATGAGCGTTGCAGAAACGGGCTTATCCATCGCCCACGCGTGCGCTTCCGCCATCGTGTCGGCCAGCACCTGCGCCGTGCGGGTGTAGTTTTCAAACACGAATAATGGATCGTCCGAGCAGGTTCGGTTACCCCAGAATTTAAAGCCATCGTTGCGGATGAGCGTTGTCACCCCGGCCTGATTCAGCAGGTTGGCGTCGGTGGCCTGCTCCTGCAAATCCCATGAGACCGAGGCGCTGACGCCGGTGACGCCATTCACGCCGACGTTGGACAGCGTTTTGTGCCAGCCGGTATCCTGGTCGATTCTGGCGCGCAGGCCGAGCGCGCGGGCGGTCGCCCATGCAATATCGGTTTCGTTCGCCGTGGTGTCCCATGCCAGAAAATCAGGGTGAATCACCATGATCTCGCGCTGGCTGAAATTCTCACGGTATTTGATGGCGTCAGAAATGGTCTTGCAGCCCCACGCGCTCACATACCCGAACGCACGCAGGCTCTGGCAGGTTGACGCGAGCGCGGTCGCCACTTCCTGCGTGTCCAGCCCCGGCACGCCGAGAATGCGCGGCTTAACGCCGGTGACGGTTTTCGCCGTTAACAGCGCTTTCAGCCCGGTGTATTTGCCGTTTTCGTCGGTCGTGCCGATGATGTTGGAAATGGTTTCTTTCTGCGCTGCTTCCGGGTCTGACGGGTCGTCGGTACCTTCGGGAACGCGCACCACCACAATGACTGGCTTGCACTGGTCGGCGATGGCCTGCAGGGATTTTGACAGCGTGCCTTTTTTACCGGCTTTAGCGATAGCCGTTTGCACGCTGGTAATCAGCACCGGCTCATTAAGGGGAAACGTCTTGTCGTCAGCATCGCTGGCCGTGCAGACCATGCCGATGATGGCCGTCGAGACGGTGGAAATGGTGCGCGTGCCATCATTAATCTCGATGACCTCGACGCCGTGATGATAGTCGCCCATCTGTTTAACTCCGTGGTTAGGGGTGCGACTATTTTCTGTTGTGTGTCGCGCAGGCGCGATGCAATGCCGTTGGTGGAGGGATAACACAACATACAAAAAAGCCCTCCGGGTGGAGGGCTTCGTTTATTCTGGTTTTTCCGGCCACTCAATATCCGGCGCCGTAGATGTGTCGATCGCGTTCAGCGCCTGAATGTATTTCATCCACGCAATCAGGCTGGCCTTGTCATCGTCTCTGATGATGCCGAGCTGCAGCTCAGTCTGCCACAGGCTGATAGCGCTTTGCGCCTCTGACAGCAGCGCGGATTTTTTCTGTTCAGCCTCCTTAACCTGACCGTTTTTCTGCGCGTCCTTATCCGTGACCCATTCGCCACCGTTCCAGCGGTCATAGGGGGTCGACGGTGCAATTGTAGTTACGCCGACGGCATAGTCACCGGGCGCGGTAATGTTGGCCGGCTGACCGGTTTCCGTGTCATAAACCGTCTCACCGCGATGGTCTGCGACATACTCCCACCCGTCAAGACTGGCCGCGCGACACACCGCGAAACCATCTTTTTCTTCGACCGGTGCATCGGTGCAGGAATTAGCAGGAATCCCCACGCCCAGCGCCAGAAACTCGACAGAGGACGTCAGATATTCGCGGGTTTCACCGTCATAGTTATAAACCGTCATATCACCGGCTTTTGTGGTAATGCCCTGTTTATTCAGCGTCGCTTTTGCCATTATGCCGCCCTCACGATGTAGTTAAATGCAATGTTGCGTGGGCGAGCGCCGAATGATGACCGTTGACCACCAATTGAAGAAATCAGCCCTGCGGTATTTATGTGTGACCATGACGGGCTGTTGTCGACAACGCTGTCGAAATCACTCAATGGGATATATGCGGTCCCATCTGAATGACCCCCGATGAACATCCCAACTCCAGAGCCGACCTGAGCGGATAATAGCGCTCGTCCATTATCTATCCCGCGCCCGTCATCCCACCCTCGCAAAAACTCACTGCGCAAGTCAGGCAATTTACCGGATGGATAAGCGACAGCCAGCTTTGGATATTTCACCTTATCAAAAACCGCGCCGTTGCATTTAAGCCAGCCCTCCGGCGGAGTTGCCTGTGGCCACGGCAGCGGAAAACCGACCGGAATATATTTATCAATATCCGCCGTTTTGAGGTATTGCGTGTGCGGGTCTGCAGCGGCGAGGTGTGCGGCCAGCAGATTATCGGCATAGGCTTTCACCTCGATAACCTTATCCTCGACATACTGGCGCGTTGCCAGCACCACCGACGGGTCGATTTTCAGGGTAATGGCCGACGTGCTCGACACAATCAGAATCATGCGAATGGTCTGCGTGCGGCCGCTCCCCTCCTGCAGTTGCGGTTTGTAGGTCTCCGGGCAGTTTGCCACGGCAATCAGAATACCCTCATCATCGTAGAGCCCAATCTCGCGGATCCAGAAACCGCCCTCATTCTCGGGAATAATCTGTTCCGCGATAATCTGGCTGGTATTGGCCGGGTCAACGTTCAGCAGGTTCAGCGGCGCGATGCGCTTCTGATTTATGAGCTTCGTCTGCGCCGGGTCAGGGGTCGGCAAAGTACCATTCGCATCGCCGACGGCCATCTGCGTCAGGTTTAGTCTGGTACCGAGTGCCGCCGCGTTCGCCAGCCGCGCCGCGCCCTGATTGGTCAGAATGGCAAAATATTTTGCGGTCATGCGTTCACTCTCAGGTTATCAATCAAATGGATGGCCGAGGCCGGGTAATATTCACCGCCGACGACAATTTCCTCAGGGGTGTAGGGGTAAACGGTGAGCGCGTCGCCGTCGTAGCATCCCGCGCCGACATACAGCTCAACGGTAGCACTCAGGCTGATAGCAAGCCCCGTCAGGTGGCGGCTTGCCGGTTTGGCGTCTTCAATCAGGCGCTCAAGCTCCTGATACATTTCGTCAGTGATGCCGCTGTCGAGCACGCCGACAACGAGGCGGAACGTGCCTGGCGCCTCGTCGAGCTGCCACCACTCGCGCACCTCAATCAGAAAGCCGAGCGGCTCAACCACCCGACGCAATGCGCTGATGGTGCCTTTGTGCTGATGGACGAAAAAGGAGGATGCACACACGCTGCGCTTTGTTGTCTCCGGCCACTTCTCATCCCACCTGTCGACCGACAGTGCCCACGCAAGATACGGCAGCAGGTTTACCGGGCAGGTGCGCCAGTTCCACAGGGTGCGCAGCGGTACCGGCACGCGCTGAATTTCAGAGAGCGCGGCAGCGGCGGCGACCTCCAGCGGCGACGAGCCAACGGGTAACAGCCGGTCACTCATCCGAGCCCCCGATAGTTATCTGGAACTCGGTACAGTTCGACGCCTGCGACTTACTCAGCACAATGTCGGCCTGCGGCGATGCCAGCTCGACACGATGCACCCCCTCAACGTGCAGCGCCGCGTAAATGGCTGACAGCCGGATATCACGCCCGAGGCGGTGCTGCGCGCTGATATAGCTCTGAAGCCTCTGCTCCGATGCCTGCTTGATGGGCTCAGACTCGGGGCCGGGATAAACGTAGATCGTCGCGTCAATCTGGTACGGTACAATCTCCGCCGACTGGACGGTCACCCGGTCAGCCACCGGTCGCACATCTTCGGCGTTCAGTGCTTTTTCAACGATTGCCAGTAACTCATGACTCGCGGTGCCGTCACCCTCACGGGATAACACGGAAATCGTCACACAGGCGGGCGACGGGCTTTCGACCGACACGTCGGCGACCCGTCCGTCAGCGCTTCGACCGTGATACTCATAAGCGCCAACCGGACCCGCCACGCTTAATCCTTCAAAAGCTTGTTGTGTGCGCAGTCGCAGGTCAGCATCTGATTCCATAACGGCAGGCGTTGGCGGTATGGTGGTGTCATCAGCAGGGGTAATGGTCAGGCGTCCGGTATTATTGTTCCCGGCCACAACGTCAAGGTCGTGACCGGTTGAATACGCGAGCGTTACCGCCTGCGCGGCTTCGTTCACACGCTGACGCCAGATAACTTCACGGTAGGCGTTTTCCTGCAGCAGCTTCACAATCGGCTCTGACTCAAGTGCCAGCGTCCGGGCGATAGCCTCCTGCTGATTTTCGGGATAAAGCGAAATTAGCGTCGCAATGCGTTCTGCAAGAATGGTTTCAAAGTTCAGTTCTTCCACCACATCGGGAACGGGTAACTGATTCAGGTCAACGGTTGCCATAGTGATTTAACTCAGTGGAATGGTGATGGAAAAAGGCTGGCCGCTGGTCGAGCGGGTGCCGGTGATGTCGACATACAGCCCGCCGTCGGTCTCTGACCGTTCAAAGGTAATAGTCGCGAGGTCTACGCGTGGCTCCCACTTCTGGATCGCGGAATAGCACGCGGCCATAATCTGCAGGCGCAGCGCCGGGGTCTGCGGCTGGTCAATCATCTGCGACAGGAGCGAGCCGTATTCACGACGCATGACGCGCGAGCCAACCGGCGTGACCAGAATGTCGCGCACGCTTTGCCGGATATGCTCAACCTCAGAGATACTGAGGCCGGTCCGGCTGTTCATTCCCAGATAACGCACCGTCATTGCGTCCCCTTAGTCCAGCTTCCGCCGCTCTGAACGTTGCCGTGTGCGTGGTTATCCACCTGTACGCCGTTTGAGGTCAGCGTCCCGCCGGTGTGCTCGATATTCCCGCTCATCTTCCCGCCTTTCAGCACTTCGAGCGTGCCGGTCGTCAGCTTGTTGGTGCATACCACCTCCGGCGTATCGAGCGTGATGCGGGTAGAGGCTTTCACCAGCACCACCGGCACGGTGGCAGTAATGGAATCCGACGCGGTGACGTCGGCGGTTTTGATACCGGACACGGTGAGCGCCCCGTTTTCGGGTTCGTACTCGATGACCGCGCCATCAGGAAATGACACATGTAACGCATCAGGTGAAGCTGACGGCGCGGGATTGTCGTCAGAGAAAATGCCGGGCAGCACAAAGGCCGTATCGAGCTCGCCGCCGACAGCAAGTAAAAGCACCTGCTCGCCAACGGACGGAGCCCACCATACGCGTGAGCGACCGGCGCGACAGGTCAGCCAGTTCAGCCAGGTGGTTTCCATGCCGCCAGTCTGGACACGACAAAGTCCCTCGTCGTTGTCAACGTCGGTCACGATGCCGGTGCGGATAAGGTTGCGGATCGCGCGTGCGATTTCCTGCAGAGAATTTAGATTGTTCATAGGGAAAGGATGCCGCCGGGCAAGGCCGGCGGCAATTGAGCGGGGTTTTGTGGGGGATGAGACAACAATGAGCTACCCAAACGTTCCCTGTTTGATACACTTTATCTATTCGAGCCCTAACCTAAAAGAAACTATGGATAGAAAAATAAAATCATAAGTTTTTATTTTTTATAAACCTAAATCATTAAAAGAGAGACGCAATTCTTAATATCTGCAATACAGTAGCGTGTGAAAACTCTATTTAAATCAATCAGCATTGAAAACCATTCATTAGGACACTTACTCAAAGTGTTGCTATCTGGCTACGCTTCATTTCATCCAAGCCTGTATTTAACAATCAATACAGCGGTGTGAAAAACTCACACCGCCACAAAGTTAAAATAATACTTTAGACTTTAGAATTTTTGCCGCCAATTCAAAATCAATCTCACCAGTTTTAGATTCAGTCGCAAGATTATAAAGAACTAAAACATAAGCATCTCCAAGAACTTTAGTTATTGCTCCTGCTGTTGTAGCTGAAATAGCCCCTCCAACCACACTCCCTACACCAGGAATCATCTTAAGCAACCCTGTTACAATTGTTCGACCAACAAATACAGCACCTCCAGTACCAATTAATGAAGTAACCATTGTTGTTAGGGCCATTTTAGATACATCCATTCCAAACGTATAGCTAATCTTAGCAATCATCGCAACTTGAATAGGAACTAATGTAAAAGCATCTGAGAATGGTACTGGTGTAGCGGCAGCGGTTGCAGCTAAAGCTGTGGCTGCCAGCACTTCCTTGCTAGCTTGCTCTTTTTTTATTTCCAATGCTTTTTTATTTTTTACAGACAAGGCATTGGAAAAAGCCTTTTTTTGCACTTCAGGAATTACCTCATAGGATACCTGAATTAATTCATCAATCCCTCTAACCTTTCTCGTACCCAACACCTCATCCGTTTCATCTTCATCATAAATAACCTCTGGCACAGCTCGAGTCAAACAAACAGCATGGCTATAACTCTTAAATGCCGTCTTAACCTCATCGGCAAATTCATTATTTTTGAAAGAATTAGTTTTGGTTAGAACAACAATGATTGGCACACCCTTACTGATAAGATATTTTGCTATATCCAATTCAGCTTTTTCATATCGCTTTCCTGTGTCATTTATACACAACCATGCGAGATGAACATAATTATCTGACTGCTCACTATTATTATGCTCATTAATATATGATTCAATACTCAACTTTGTTTTTTCATAATCTGCAACCTCAAGTCCTTGAGTATCAATGATCTGCAGAGGAACACCAGCCTTTTTGATTACATTGATATTTTCTGTCACAGGTTTTCCTACACCCGTCTTTGCGAACTCACCTCTGAACACGCTATTTATAAGAGAACTTTTTCCAACGCCCGTTTTACCTATCACTATAATGTTAGCTACAGGCATGTCCTTTACTGCATCATTCAGAATAGAGTTTATGTCTATGTTCACTTTCACAATCCTTTCATCCAGAAGTTATCAAATGTCATATCGACAGAATGGGCCCCTGAAAAGATAAATAGGATTTGTATGAAAGTCACCACTTACCCATCTTTTTTATCCGCTCCATCGTAAGTAGCACCTCAAAGCGAGCTCAAGCTCCTAAGGATGAGCTTATCAACGAGTTGTTTATCATCATTACAGAAACCAAGCAGTTGACGTTCCGAATATTGCACATCTTGACTGTGTGGGTTTGGCCGGTCTTTTAATCCGTAATGATGTATCCGTGCGATACGCTGCACTTTGCCGGTAAACTCCACCACGGCGCTGTTTTCACGGCCAGTGGCTTTCATGTAGCGGCTTGTTCGAAGCTTCTGGAACATAGCCCGTTTAATCCGCCCGGTCTTAGCCCTGAGCGGCTGACGCTTTCGCGCCTGATAGGGTGAGCCGTTCGGGGCTTTTTGCAGCTTGATACGTTGCTGTTGCGACTTGCGCAGCTCCTTTGCTATCTCCCCGGCCAACTTCCGGCGCGCCGCCGGTGACAGGGCAGAAATCAGACCATTGAGCCTGTCATCAAAGGGTTTAAATTCATTCATCCCATTTACTCGCCAGCTCCCCATCAAGATAGAGCTCTTTTGGACGGGTGACGGGCTCCGGCAGCGGCGGCTCAGAGGCATAGCTTACGTGCAGCGCGCCGTTTTCCTCTTTGATGATGGTGCGCTCGGTGAGCTGCAGGCTGATACTGATATCGACGCTGTCCCCGTCGTTCAAATCCATCTGGAAACGGTAGCCCTTTTTGCGGCCGTCATCGAGCGTGCAAATATCCGGCTGGTTTTCCCTGAGCCATGCGGCCACCGGCACGAAAATCAGGTCAGGGTCGCCCACAAAGTCACACACGATCACATTCAGGGTATAAATTTTCTCATGCGACAGCGAGGCCGCGAGCCGCGCGTCGATATTCCCCTCATCGGCAAAGATGCGCATCATTTCGGGGTTTGTTTCAAGCTGCGGAACGGCTTTAATCAGCGCTTCGCGCAGGCTGCGTGCTTTCTTCATCGAGTTTATCCTGACAGTCTTTGACGGTTTCAACCTGCAGCGCGCAGGCGGCGAGCGCGTGCTCGAGCCTGCGAATATCGGCGCTCAGGTCACCATTAGTGGCCGGGTCGCTTCCCGGCATCGGGCAATAGCTCACCTTCGGGCAGGCGCTGTAAACAATGACCGGCGGAGGCACAGGCGGCGCGGGTGTGCAGCCGACGCACAACATCAGGCAGCTCAGCGCTATACCAGCGGCGTAAGGTTTCATTCTCATTTATCAGCCTCGTAATGGTTTCTTCACGCCGCACGGCCATCGCACCTGCGGCCAGCAGTTCGCCGCGTAAACTGACCTGCGCGGTTTCATTTCGCCTGGCAATTCCCTGCGAAACGGAAAGCTGATTTTTCAGCATTCCGATCGCAGTTTTTTGTTCCGTGGCGACCCTGTTTGCCCGTTCAAACGAGCGCGTCAGGTTGCCGTTTTCATGACGCTGCCAGAGCACACCCGCCATCAGCGCGGCCAGTAAAAACAACATCACTTTCATTAAATCCCCCTGAGGCAGTAGGCACGCTCACGCGCGCGGCGGTTTTCCAGCCCTTTGTTAACTTCGCCATTCACGTAAACCCAGCGGGTGAGCTGGTCGCACGCCTGCGGCCATTGCTGGCGTTTGATAAACGAGACCAGCGTCGACCGGCAGGCCGCGCCGGTTCCCACGTTGAATGAAAAGCTGACCAGCGCGTCGTAAACGTGCGGCGGCATTTTCACCGGCGCACATACGGCCAGACGTTTCTCGACGTTCAGCACATCCGCGACGAGGTTCGCCGCCGCCTGTCGCTCGGTGATTTCCCCTTTTGGCACGACGCCTGCAGTGTGGCCGATGCCTGACGTCCACACTCCCGCGCTGCACTGGTAAGGCGTCAGGCGACAACCTTCGAGGTCGGCAATCAGCGCCAGCCCCCCGGGCGAGGTGTTAAGCAGACGAAAGTCAGGCATCAGCGCTGCCAGCGCCAGCACGGCGGCCACACTGCATTTTTTAACGATTGATTTCACGAATAGCCCCTTTATCGAGTCCGAGCGATGTCAGATAGAGGTACGTTTTGCGCTTAAACCAGTAGTTCGTCAGCGCGGTAAAAATGGCGCATCCGCCGCCCACGTAAAGCGCCATCTTTTCGGGGGACATTGCCCCGACATACGCCAGCCCCACGGCCAGCCAGTAGGCGATAAACGTGGTGATTTTTTCCATGCTCAGTCCCATAGATTCACCGTTTCGGTTCTGGCCGCGCTCTCGGTCTCGGGCAGCTCTACTGCCGTGCCGTGTGGCAGGATCACACCGAGCTCGGACAGGCCGGGATTAGCCTTTAAGACGGTTTCGACCACGCCCTCAGTACGCCCGTAATACCGGGCGCAAATTGCGTCGAGGGTGTCGCCCTGCAGCGCATACGCTTTCATCAGATTTGCCCCACAATGCAGCGCGCTTTGTCCTGGATGCGCGCCACAGACCAGCGCATATCCCGCCACATTTCATCGATAGTGCTGTCGATGCTGTCGGCTTTTTTATCCCCTTTGCCGGTCGCATCCACGCCGCGAAAACGTTCATAAAGTGTGGCCGTCGTCATCGAACACACGGCGTTGAAGTAGTGGAAAACGCGCACGCTCTCGCCGTCGAGCTCGTCGGTCGGGACATCCGCCAGCGTGGCGTAACCGGCATCGAGCTGACTTTCGCGCCAGTCGCTCAGCTCCGCGTTAGTCTCCGCAATGGCGGTCTTAATCGCCCGGCGCAGGCGCACGGGGGAAACGGTCTGCTCCAGTCGCATTTCTTCCCGCACGCGCTTCGGATCAACGTCAGGAAAAAACGGGGTGTTTTTGATTACCGGCTCGCTCACGCCCGGTGGCGGTATCACCACGCCCGGCACATCCTGCGGCTCTTTTTTTGGCTCAATAATCAGCGTCGTCATGACAACCTCGGGTAATGGGTGGGCGGTGGACGCCGGTCGCAGTCAGGGCAATTGATACCCGCATTGACCGGCGTGCCGCCCGGCTCGGGGAGCGCTCGGTTAACCTGCGGCTTTTGCCGCCTTTGGTGGACGCCCGCGCCGTGCCGCCGGTTTGGCGGCAGGTTTGCGCGTGCGCGGTTTAGTCGTTTTGGTTTTCGGTGCCGGTTCGGGTTTTGGTCTGAGCTGACGCTCTAACTGCTCGATATCCTTTTTCACCCCGATAGTGCTTTCTAACTGGATCGCACGCTGCAGGTGCGCCAGCGCCTCGGGCAGTTGCTCCACATCACGCAGCACGTAGCCGGTGATTTTGTGCAGCTTCGCACGCACGATATCGGGCATATCCGCGCGTTCAGTCAGCGCGATAGTGTCGAGCAGGTTCGCCAGATTGACCGGCTGCTTTGCCGCCAGCAGGCGCTGCGCTGCGAGCGCGACCTCTTCGGCCAGCAGGCACGGCGTCGGACGGCGACCGACCGGCATTGTGAGGCCGTAGGTCATGGCGTAACGGGCGATTTCCAGCGCCCCGGCGATATCGTCAGCATCGAGACGCCAGAGCATCACCGTCATGACAATGTCATCCTGTGCGCCTTTGCCGTTTTCGAGGACGCCTGCGACCCACGGCAGGTAGAACGGCAGCAGCTCGCGCTTTTTCGCGGCTTTGCGCTCTTTAGAGCTGATTTGTTTTAGCGTGCGGTTGTCTGCGGCCAGCTTAACGAGCATCTGCTCATAGGCAGTTGCGTTGCGCAGCGGGACGGCAGCCCGCTGCGCTGTTTCAGAGGCCGAGACCCGCATCATGTGACGCGCTGCGGGACTCGTCATGGCTTACTCTCCGCTTTCCGGTGCTGCAGGTGCGGTGAAGTCACCGAGCTTGATGTTTTCAATCAGGCAACCGGCGGCGTAAGCCTCGACCACATAGTCAACATTCATTGACTCGTAGTTTTCGATGCGGTCTTTCTTCGGGTTTTCGATGATGCTGCGACGGTGCGCGTCATCCATGAAGTAGACAGACAGGTTGTCGAGACGCGTCACCATCAGCGCATCTGCCGGGAAGTAAGGCACGCGCACGGCTGGCAGGTTGCCGATTCGCTTCTGGCTGATGATGATGTCAGCGGCCAGCGACTCGGTGTTTGCCTGCTCTTTGTTGACGATCGGGAAATATTTATCCGCCATCAGCTTACGGCCAGTGATGACAACCAGCTCCGGGTCATCCTGATAAATCTCGTCAATCAGGTTGCCGGTGGCATCCATGACCAGCGCATCGAGGTTCGCATAGTCGCCGTTTTTACCCACTCGGATCACTTCAGAAATCACCGCACCTTCTTCGTCAGTGATTTTTGACATCACGCGCGCTGGCGCTTCATTGCGGTACTTCTGCAGCCAGCCGATCGCCACGTCCTGCAGCATCGGATTCTTTTTGCGGTCGGACGTCGCCGCGCGCTCGATGCCGTTGAAACCGGCCATGATGAAATCGAGGGACTGACGTTTGATGATGGCGTCACGGATACGGGTCTGGAAGTCCTGGAATCGCGCCCACAGGTCGAGCTGTTTGTAGCGGATATGGAAGTCAAAGTTAATCTGGTCGCACTCGTATTTATTGGACTCCAGCGCGGTAAAGTCAGCGGTCTTACGCTCATCATCACCGGCGGTGTCGGCGGTACTCGCAATCGTACCGTTAACGCCGACGCCGACTTTTTCGCCTTTCAGCTCGTCAACCGGCACGATGTTGATTTTGGTCAGAAACGCGGATGACATCTGCAGGGTGGTCATCAAGGTTTGCGTGACCGATGGCTCGACGGTGAATTTCTTCGCCACGTCATCGGTGGAAATACCGTTCAGTTCCGCGACGCGGGACAGGTAGGCATTAAATTTGAAACGGGTATCTTTACGCATGGTTTTTCCTGTTCGGGTAAAAGGGTTCAGGCCGGGCAGCACGCCCGGCGCGTTATCAGCAGTTGGTCAGCAGCTCGTCGCCTGTACCGCCTTTTGAAAGCTCGCGGCGCGGCTGGCTCTGGCTTTCGGTGTTATCGAGGGAGCTTTTGAGGGCGTTAAACGCCTGCGCGCTTTCTTCCGCTTTGCTGGTCACGTTCTGCTTAAGCAGCGCAAAAGCGGTCTCCAGCTCGGTGATGCGCTGGTCGGTGGCGCTGAAATTGGTTTGCACCTGCTCGGTGATGGTGGTCACCGCCTCATGCACATCCGCGAGACGCGCGTCATCGCTGACCTGCTTCCGGCTGAAAATGGCCTTAACCATATCGGTAAGGCTGTTGAGCATGGTGTCGGGAACGTCCTCAAACTCCAGCTCAGCCAGTGAGGCGACAGAAAAAACGTCGTCCGGCTGGTCTTTTTTACCGGCGAGCGGGTTCTGCGCGGCGCGGCTGCAGAATTCGAGGTATTCGGTGCCGAGACTTGCCGGGTCATCGGTGACGGCAAGGCCAACGAGGTAACATTTGCCGCTGTTGGCAAAGTTCGGGCGGATCTCCATGGAGGTGTAAACCTTCTGCCCGGCCTTAACCATGCTGACCAGCTCGTCTAGCGGGGCGATTTTGCCAAACAGCGCTTTTTTGCCATCGAGCGCAGAGCCATCGCTGATAATCTCCGCCTTAAGCTCGGTCACATCGCCATAACGTTTAAACTGGCTGTCAGGCATCAACCCCCGGATATGTTCGAGGTTAATGCGGCAGCCGTAGACGCGCGGGTCGAACGTGTCTGCCATATCCTGAATATCATCGCCGCTGATGACGCGGCCATCGCAGGTGTCACCCTCGACGCCGATACGAAACCATTTAGAAACTTTCTTTGCCATTGTTCAGATGTCCTGAAGTTGGGTTTTCGGGTCGGGGTTAGTTTCCCGACTCTGACCCGTATCAGCCACCGCTTACGATCTGATTAGATCTGACACAACAGGCACTTAGCGCGAATAACCCCCTATTTCCTTAGCCTTGCCACGTCATACCAAAAACGAGGCAACCATGACCATTTCAACTGACCTTTCTCTGTTAAATGACCCGCGACGACAGGCGCGGCTGTTGTACTGGCAGGGGTTCGCCGTGCCGCAAATCTGCAACATGCTGCAGCTCAAGCGCCCGACCGTGCAGAGCTGGAAACAGCGGGATGGATGGGAAGAAACCGCGCCGATTAACCGCGTGGAATCAACATTAGAGGCGCGGCTTATCCAGCTCTACGCTAAGCCAGACCTGACCGCGCATGACTTCAAAGTCGCGGATTTTTTGTCGCGCCAGATGGAGCGGCTCGCGCGCATTAACCGCTACGGCCAGACCGGAAACGAGGTGGATTTAAACCCCAATATCGCCAGCCGTAACAAAGGGGATCGCAAAAAGCCGAAACGCAATTTCTTCAGTGATGAAGCGATTGAAAAGCTGGAAGAGATTTTCTTCGACCAATCGTTTGACTATCAGCTCCGCTGGCATAAAGCGGGATTAGAGCACCGCATCCGCCACATCCTGAAATCCCGCCAGATTGGCGCGACGTTCTACTTTGCGCGTGAGTCACTCCTGCGCGCGCTTAAGACCGGGCAAAACCAGATATTTTTGTCGGCCAGTAAAACGCAGGCTTACGTGTTCCGTAAGTACATCATCGCCTTTGCCCGTCTGGTTGACGTCGACCTGTCAGGCGACCCGATCGTCATCGGTAACAATGGCGCTGAGCTGATTTTTCTCGGGACCAATTCCAACACCGCGCAGAGTCACAACGGGGATTTGTACGTCGATGAAATTTTCTGGATCCCAAATTTCCAGAAGCTGCGCAAAGTCGCCTCGGGCATGGCCTCGCAGTCGCACCTGCGCACCACCTATTTTTCGACGCCGTCGACGCTGGCGCACGGCGCGTACCCGTTCTGGTCAGGCGAGCTGTTTAACCGTGGCCGCAGTAACCGCGACGAACGTGTCGACATCGATATCAGTCATCAGGCGCTCGCAGGTGGCGTGCTGTGCGGTGACGGCCAGTGGCGGCAGATTGTTACCATTGAGGACGCGCTCGCCGGTGGCTGCACCCTGTTTAACCTCGACCAGCTTAAGCAGGAAAACAGCGCGGATGACTTCCGTAACCTGTTTATGTGCGAGTTCGTCGACGACAAGGCGTCGGTATTCCCGTTTGAGGAGCTGCAGCGCTGCATGGTCGATGCGATGGAAGAATGGGAGGACTTCGAGCCGTTCGCCGAACGTCCGTTTAACTGGCGACCGGTCTGGATTGGCTACGACCCGTCACACACCGGCGACAGCGCAGGTTGTGCGGTACTGGCTCCGCCGTTGGTTGCCGGTGGCAAGTTCCGCATCCTTGAGCGTCACCAGTGGAAAGGCATGGACTTTGCCGCGCAGGCCGAGGCCATCCGGGCGCTGACCGAGAAATATACAGTCGATTACATCGGCATCGATGCGACCGGCATCGGCCAGGGTGTTTACCAGCTCGTGCGCTCATTCTTCCCGGCGGCGCGCGCCATCCGCTACACGCCGGAAATGAAAACCGCAATGGTGCTGAAAGCAAAAGACACCATTCGCCGCGGGTGTCTGGAATACGACGCCGGGGCAACCGACATCACGCAGTCATTTATGGCTATCCGCAAAACCATGACCAGCAGCGGCCGCAGCGCCACCTACGAAGCCAGCCGCAGTGAAGAGGCCAGCCACGCGGATATCGCGTGGGCAACCATGCACGCGCTGTTAAACGAGCCGCTTTCCGCCGGTAGCGGTATGCAATCAAGCTCAATTCTGGATATTAACTAAGATGAAAAAGCGCCAAAAGAAACAGCCAAAACAGACCAGCATGACGGCCAGCACGTCGCAGAAAATGGAGGCGTTCACCTTTGGTGAGCCCTCCCCCGTTCTGGATCGCCGCGACATTCTCGACTATGTCGAATGCATCAATAACGGCAAATGGTACGAGCCGCCGGTCAACTTTTCGGGACTGGCAAAAAGCCTGCGTGCCGCCGTGCACCACAGCTCCCCGATTTACGTAAAGCGCAACATTCTGACCAGCACCTTTATCCCGCACCCGTTGCTGTCGCGTCAGGACTTCAGCCGCCTTGTGCTTGATTATCTGGTCTTCGCCAACGGCTATCTCGAAAAGCGCATGAGCGTGACCGGCCAGCTCTTTAAACTGGAAACCTCCCCGGCCAAATACACCCGCCGTGGTGTAGAGGATGGCGTTTACTGGTACGTGTCGGACTATACGCACCCGCACCAGTTCGCACCCGGTTCGGTGTGCCATTTGCTTGAGCCCGATATCAATCAGGAGCTCTACGGGATGCCGGAATACCTGAGCGCGCTCAATTCCGCCTGGCTGAATGAATCCGCCACGCTGTTTCGTCGCAAGTATTACCAGAACGGCGCGCACGCGGGTTACATCATGTACGTGACCGACGCGGCGCAGAGCAGCACCGACGTTGAGGCGCTGCGCTCCGCGATGCGCGACTCGAAAGGGCTCGGAAATTTCAAAAACCTGTTTTTCTACGCCCCGAACGGGAAACCGGATGGTATTAAGATCGTGCCGTTGAGTGAAGTCGCCACGAAGGATGATTTTTTTAACATCAAGAAGGTAAGCTCCGCTGACCTGCTCGATGCGCACCGCGTGCCGTTCCAGCTCATGGGCGGCAAGCCTGAAAATATCGGCTCGATGGGGGATATTGAGAAGGTGGCTCGGGTATTTGTGCGTAACGAGCTGACACCGCTGCAGGAGCGTTTCAAAGAGATAAACGACTGGCTCGGGATGGAGGTGATCCGCTTTAAGGATTACACCATAGAGACCGACTAAGCCCCGCCCAAAATGCCGCCTGCGGGCGGCACATCCTCAGAGCAAGCTAGCCGCCGCACACGCGACGCAACCCCGCCACCGCCTACGATTCGACCTCATCGCTCAGCGCGCCGCCACGGCGCGCACAGACGCGCAAAATAAATCTTGTCACCACGTCTGGCGCGCAGTGCTATCCCCGCCTCGCCTGCGCGCTTAAAGAGTCGCTTTTAATGCAGGTGCATTATGTGCTCTAGCCAGCTTCAGGGCTGGCAGAGCATACTTGTTAAATTATTCAGGATTACATGCAAAAAAATGCAGCATATTTATGCATCCAGTTTACGAATCAGCTTGCCGTCATTTTTATCGAAAGATACTATCTTGTAGTTGTGTCCTTTCAATGCATCAACAAGCACACTTTCTTCCTCTGATGTCGCAAAAATTATTTGTCCACCATTTGATGCAGATCTCGCTGCATCTCTCAATAACTCTGCAAAACTCACCTTATTTGCCTCTTGCTGACGTGGCTCATCAAATATAACCAGCCCAGGATGATTTGTAGAATATGCTCTACCAACAGAGAACAAGCTCAATAAATACCCCCAGATAATTCGTATTCCGTCACTAGCCGAAGTATCAAAACCTATATCATACCCCTCTCTAGTAGGGAGATATGTATCTTCTGAGATACTAATAAGACTTGCATCAAAGCTGGTAAAGTTATATTTATTAAGTCTATTTACCATTCCTAACTTAAGTGAATTCAACTTCTCAACATCTTTATTTGAGAGTACGCTCTGCGGCAATGCTTTTCTTTTAGAAACAAGCTTGATGTATTTTGAGTGCAATGTATTTAATTCAAGCTTTATTTCAGCTAATGCAGCATAGGCATTAGTTATATTTTCAATTGAATTTTCTAAATTAATCTTTCTTCTCAAAATATCTTCTTGTAAAGCAAGCGATGAATCATCTCTTTTCTTTAACCTATTAATATCAACTTTTAGGGCAGCGATTGCCTCTTGTGTTTTTATCTGCTCAGTAGTTTTAAATTTAAGTTGATTCTTGCTATCTTCCAAAACAAACTCAAAAGCTTTAATCTGATCTTTGATGAAATTCAAACTGCTTTCATAAGTCATGAGATTATCTTGCGGTGAAAGGTCTAACAAGTTATCACTATAATGAGCGCCACAAGTTGGGCACTCATTACTGTTCAAATGAGTATTATCAAAAACTGTTGAGGAAGCTATCTTTTTAAGATCTTCATATTTTCTTTTATCATCTAAAAGATTATTCAACCTGTCCGTTGTAGAATTAATCTGATGTGATATATAGCTCTTGTGATCACTTATTTTTTGCAAATCGAGCTCTAATGAATTAATTTCATCCAATTTAGAACTAATAATACGTACAACCTCTTTCTGAAGTCTTTCATCATCAACAGGGCTAACATACTCATTATTAAGACTTTTTAACTGGCTTTCGAGTTTAGCCCGGTAGTCAATCGCTGCGATAATGGTATCTTTTTCCTTTAAAATCAGATCCATTTTATAAGTATCAAACTTTACTTCGGGTTGTTCAGGAATCCCTGAAACAATCGCAGAAACTTTCGCTGCAACAATCTCGGCATTATGCCTTACAAGCTTCCATTGAAAACCAATAGCTTCTATATCATTTTTTATAGCGCTACGTTCCAAAATATTGTCATTTACATCTAAGGAAAGTAAGAATTCTAAAGCCCTTTTCTTTGATTCCTTTATGCCAAATTGAGTTGGTATTGTAGCAAGGATAGATGACCAACCTTTTTTCTGTTCAACAAACCATGCAGGGAAAAGAACCGACGGATATAAGGGGGTGTCTTTACCATTATGATTTGGAACCTGTGGTAGATTCCAATCAAGGAACTTAGAAAACCAAAAATAAAAGCCTCGCTCTCTTTTAGCATCCCCTTCAAGATGTAAAAAATATGAACCAGTGCTTTGATCGCCGCCAGAGCTAACCTCATTAATAGTTATGAGATTGTCAGTCTCAAAACCCGCTATATTTCTCTTTAGTTTCGCAACAGTATTTTTATTATTTTTTATTGTCAATTCAACATATGATTTAATTACACTAACTTCTTTACCATCCTTATTAGTAAGTACTCTAGTTAAAGATGGGGGGAATGGTATCTTTGCACCACCTAATCCTAAAGCTTTTTCCATTCCAAGAGCATAAGCAATCGCATTCATACATGTTGATTTACCATGTGAGTTTTCAACACGTAAAAGAAAAAGTCCATTTGAGAAAGGAATATCAATACCATATAATCCATCGATGGTATTGACTGTTATTTTAAGAGAAATTATTTCAAAAGACATATCATCCCACCTGAAATATTTTGGTTATATTAGTCTCTGTCAAACCTTTTTTATGTTTTCCTAAGACAATACGTTCCTTTTTAAAGACATCTAATGCGAGTAAATTGACAGCACAAATATTACCTTTATCTGTCAATTTCATCTTGTCATTTTCGCGAGTGAGAAAACCATCGGCCAGTAAAAGTTCAATTGCCCTATCCAAAGTCGGATCCATTCTGACTTCAGGCTTAACACTATCTTTATTCAAAACCCAAAATGCAAAATCAGTGATGTTTTTTTCTGACTTTAACAACCAATTGACAACATGAAGTTTTTTCAAAGTGCATGAACCCGTTCTCGCAGCGATAAGTGAGAATATTATTAAAACAAGGCTAGAACGCCACATAGGTCTCATTTCACATGGAAGATGTTCAGGCCTCCGGGTAAATGTGAAGGGCCGTCCAATGATATCTTCTATTTTAATATTCATTTTTCACCTTGTTAAAAATCTAAAGGACACCTAATTAGCCAATCCGCTATTACGCCCCAATTTATTTTTTCTAAATCTGATTCTTTGAGCGTAGGTATTTCCTTTTCGATATTTGCTTTAAGAACTTCCATTTGCTTCAGCATCTTCTCGGCAGGTTGTGCACTTGAGGAAGTAAGCATAGAAAGTCCAACTAAGTTAGTTTCTCTTTGCTGAATGCATTTATATACAACTTCATAAATATCAACCCAATTCTGCTTTAATTCATCTATAAGATTTTGATAATCAAGATATTTTTGTATTATGAAATGCCTGTAAGAGTCCTGTACTGATTCCGAAGGGTTAATTTTTGGAAGTTTCAAATTCAATTTATCCAAAAAATCAACATTCTCATTAATAAATGCTACAGCATTATCAACAGTAGCATTACTAAGATCTAGATTTAACTGATAGTTTGTTCTCCTAAGAAGTGCCCTCTCAGTAACATAGTCACTATCTGTTTGCACCAAAATCTGGAAGTCATCTGCAACATACGGTAATTTGAGTTCTCTTACTCGTAACGATTTTTGAGTGCAATATTGCGTAAGCTTTGCAGATTTACTATAAGGTGTTGCCAAAATCCATCTACTAATTTTTGTATCGCCGAACAACAGTTCAAGATCAGCTTTGTATTTAGTTGTGAATTTTGAAATGTCATTATTTATTTTTTTTCGCTGTGCTTTAACAAGTTTTTCGATATCGCTTGATTGCTCGGGTAAGTAGCATTGAAAAACATGCCCTGATAGGGTGTAACACTCAATGCCGAAATCACCATTTTGCGAATCAGGCAAATCGCAGCAATTAGCTGGCTTATAGTGTAAACGGATAATGCTCTTAAAATATTGCTCCCATACTTTCGGGTCGCTGTTCGGATCAGTAAACATTCCTAGTCCATAGAAATTACTTTTTCAGAGTATAACCCCTTGTTCTATAGACAGTAAACCCAAACGCTCACATTTACAGCATTGAAAGTAACTATATCAACCACAAAACAACTGTACATGCACACAGTTGCTTTTCCTAGCCATTTCTGCAATATTTTTATATATATCGCATTAACCCTATGTTTTCCTTACACTTAACTCAGAACCCTACTAAACATCATTTTTAACCATTCGACACAAGCAATAGAACTCATTCAATTTCATGTATAAACTATTCAAAATGGATTAATTTGCAATTGTAGAACAAATTACTTTAAATAATTAGAAATGATGTATTTACGGCTCACTTCATATCTAATTAAACCACACTACCCCCATTGATTTTCTTCACCTTGGATGGTCGAGTCACCAGAACAGATTTCGTCATGCTCAACTCCTTTGCTCCGCCCTTTTCATAACATAAGTACTTCAATCCATCTCTAAGTACCGTCACGACCTCGGGGTCATCCCATCCTATAACGCCTCTATCAACCAGATTTAACACCGCTGCGGCATGCTCAGACGGCGTAGGCGTCATAACTGGGTCATCCCCGACTTTCATCTTTCCACAGTTATTGACAGGACTCCGAGGCGCGGCAGAGCCGCTTTTTAAGGTCAAAGGCTCAACGGCCAAAACCTTTGGCACGATTCGCCATTCGGCTGTACGGGTTACATGGACACGGTGAGCCCCGAGGTGAGGGGCATAAATCCCGACAATCCTCTCGATATCTTCCTCATAGTCGTTGACCTCATCCGTCACCTTACGGGCAACCCTTACGGCCTGAGCATCACGCGGCATGTTTGCCCCACCCTGCGCGATGATGTACCGCTCAAAGTCCCCTTCATCTGCAGCAGCTCGCGCGGCTTCAACCCTGTCGTCAAACTCGCTGGCAATACTCACCCCGCGCGGCAGCTTGCGCAATTCGCGGTAAGCGCCCATCGTCGGGAGACCAATCGGTTTAAACTGCGGGATGCGCCATGTAGACGCCCATGCGGTGACGGCTGCGGCCGTATCTTTCAGAGGCTTGCCGGTGTCGTGATCGAGCTGGCCGTCGAGCGCGTAACCGTCGATATTTTTTGCAATGTATTTAGCGATATAACCCGCCGCTCCGCCCTGATTAAGATGGCGTGACTCAAAGCGCTGTTTTGACGCGCCCTTTTCGTGTCCGTCCTCTTTGAGGGCATAACGACGCATAATTTCGTTAATGGCTTTACGCTGACCGGGTTTGCAAAAAAGCATCATGTGCCAGTGTGGCGTGCCGTCGTGGTGCGGTTCGACAACGCGCATCCCGTAAACATCTAAATCGTTATCTTTGAAAGCTGTACGCATCAGGCTCCAGATTCGGCATAGATAGCGCTGGCCGTCTTTGGGTGTGAATGCTGTTTCGTTCCAGCCGTGATTGAGCTGCACCGTTTTGCTTTCACCTTTGCCAACCTGACGGGTCGGGTGATACTTCGATGGCGTGGTCAGCGTGATAAACATCCCCACGTCACCAACGCTGGTCGCGTAGCGTTCAATCCCGGCGATAGTATTCATCAGCTCCATACGACGTATTTCAGGGTTCGAAATACTCCCCATGACCTTGCTTATGAGGTCAATACGTTCGCCAGTGATTTTGTTTTCCAGTTCGCAGGATTTCAGGTATTCGAGGTTAGCTAGGCGGCGCGCGTGAACATCGCGGATCGCCATTTTGCTTGCGTAAGGTGAACGGTCTTTGTTGACCTCACCTGCTGCGATGAGCAACGCCTCGCGCCAGCGCATCCGCTGAGCCTTGAGCTGGTTGTCCCACCACTCGTCTTTAATAAGCCGTGAAATAGCGGAAAATGCCATGCGGATCGTCATCTGACCCTTACGGAATTTTTTCCAGTACATCGGGGTGATGTTAAATGCGCGAGCAATACCGGCCACTTGCCCGTATAGGTGCGACTGAGCTTCATCGGTGAAAAGTGTCTCTTTCCCGCCGTGAGCCTCCGCCCATGCGTCGCTTAACTCCTCGTATTTGCTCCAGAGCTGCGAGGCAATTCTGGCCGCAAACTTCCTGAGCTCTTTGTCATTCATATCTGGTAAGCGCGCATACTGGTCGCGCTCGGACAGAAACCCAATCGAGGCGGATTCATTCATCCCGCACAGCTGATTAACACGCTCAAGACGCGGCAGCAGCTTGCGCTCAAACGTGTTTTTAAGGAAATACAGCCCACCCAAAGGGCTCTTTTTACGGCGGATGAAGTTATAACGCGATGTAAACAGCGTTTGCAGGAAAAACGGCAAACGGTCAATACGGTTTAAAACACCTTGCACCTGACGGAGTTCGGCACGTGTAAGGGGTCTGTCGCGGCCAATGGCCTCTTTGTTGACGTTATTCCAGGGATAAGCACCAACGAATGAATCACTGGTGCCCTTCAAAAATGGTGGTGGTGGCGAGGGGGCAATACGCCCCCGAGATTCGATGGACATACTATTTAAAGGCGTCCAGACATTGCTTCCCCAGGCGTTCAATTCGAGCTTCCAAAGCTGAGAAGCCAATAAGATCGCTGGTCAAAAGATCATGCAATATCAGGCCTGAGATAAGCTTAGGGATAGTTGGGTAGTAACCCACAGCGTCCAGCCAATCCTTGCCTTTGTTCTTCCCGGATGTTGCGGTCTTCTTCTCCTGCAAAATGAATTGATAACGGTCACTGGTGATGACGTATTGGTTATTAATCTCGATGCGTATGCTCATTCTGGCTTCCTTTTAAAAGTGGTTAGCCCGCTCAATCGAAAATTGAGTTGTGCAGATTTGCCGACTCTTGGCCTAATAACTCGATAATCTCGGTACGATTGAGCTCAGACTTGCTGATATGCGCGATAAGCCCGTCAAATCGAGAAGAGAAACGTGTCGCGAGGTCGCGCTGTGCTTCGTTTACTGCCTGCCCCAGGAGAGCTGAAAACATGCCATCTGGTACTATGTTTTGTGTTTGCATTTGCCTATCTCCAGACAAAAGGAGTCCCCACGCTGTAAGGCGCGTAATAAAACGAATCCAGATTAATTAATGTAAATACTGCTCAGGTTTTACCGAGGTTAAAATTGTTGGTGCGTACTCAAAAAGGCTAAACAGTTCTCGCAAAGCGCGGAAAAGTTTGTCACGCCAATAACAGTCCTCTTCATTTAAACGCCAGTGCGGCATCATAAATTCCTGTTCTGTCAGTCCCGCATGAAGAAACAATGAGCGCCTTTGGCTAACGGTCAGGCGACTGATGAAAGTTGCTTTTGACGAGCCAATTTGGCGGGGACGGGCAAATGCATTTCTCAATTCATCAAGCGCACAAACAAGACGCTCACGGTCTGCTTCGGTCATTTCCTCTAAGCGCATGACCGAGTGACGCTGTTTTAATTGAGCGTGGAAACAAACCGTAAGACGCTCCCGCTCCATCATCTGATTGTAAAAATCACAGGTATCCTGCCAGCGAGGCTGAGCCAAATACTTGCAGACCAGACCGCGAAGCGCTGTTGGTTGTTTCTGGATCACGTCCAGTGTCATTACCGTCATAACCACAGTCCTCTCTTTTTGACCAGCCGACGAAGCTTCTCGATAACCCCCGGCTTTCGGGTTCGGATGATGATGCCCTTACGTCCACGACCATGAGTGATAGTGAAGTTGATAGAATTAGGACTTTCTCTTCGAAGCAACTGTGCAATACAGCGAGGTTCACTATTCATACTGGCTCTCCTAATCCGAGCCACATCAGCCAACCATCACGAATTTCCTTCGGGCGGCTGTCATATGCCATCTTCATACCCTTGTTCCATGCAGGCAGATAAACCCAATATTCCCCTGCGCGCCCACTCGTTGACTGCGGATCAGTCATCTCGACAACAGGAAGCTTGCCCTTTTCAATCATGCCTTTAACGGCTGCAGGTGTTTTACCAATAAGGCGCGCGAATTCCTGATATGGAACGGCGTCGCTCACACTATCAATGACCCTATTCATTTGTGAGTATTCCTCGTTAGTGTTTTAATTGCTCCTAATGGCTATTAATTGCCATATTGGAGCCATTGGTTTGCGATAACGAATTAAAGATTACTCCGTTATCGTTTTTCTATCAATAGTGGAGTGTTAATTACGATGATACCCGTAAATGAAAAGCTAGCGATCATGCGTGAGTCAGAACGTATGAATAGGAAAGAATTCAGTGACTTAACAGGCGTTCCATACAGCTCTCTTTCGAGTTACGAGAAGGGTGTAAAAGATATGGGCATACAAGCGGTGATGAAGATTTTGAATCATCCTCAGTTCAAAAAATACACTATGTGGTTCATGACAGAGACGATATCACCTGAAGCTGGGCAGATTGCACCGGCTCTCGCGCACTTTGGGCAGCAGACAACAACGTCATCCCACTCAGACCAGAAAACTGGCTAACTATTTATGGCGCTTATTTGTGCAGTAAATGCACAGTTAGTTTTTGCTATTTAAATCAGGAAATTGAAGTACGCAGTAACATCATCGGGAGGCTTTATGTCTGTTAAAAAGCTCGATGATGGTCGATATGAAGTGGACATTAGACCGACTGGGCGTAACGGAAAACGCATCCGTCGGAAGTTCGACAAGAAAAGCGAGGCGATGGCTTTTGAAAAGCATACTCAATATAACCATCACTCAAAGGAATGGCTTTCAAAACCAACGGACAAACGCCAATTGTCGGAACTGAAAGAGTTATGGTGGAAGCTGAAAGGTAAACATGAGGAGCACGGTCAATCGTATCTCAGGAAAATTGAGCGTTTCGAAACGATGACCGGAAATCCGTGCGCTTTCCAGATCACCAAGAGCCTGATAACGCAATATTGTGCTCAACGCCGGGGTGAAGGTATTAAGCCAACTACCATCAACCGCGACCTGATCACGCTAGGTGGGATGTTCACAACCCTGATTGAGTCAGAACTGTATAACGGTGAACATCCATTCAGGGGATTCAAAAAACTGAAAGAGCAGACAGCCGAAACGGGCTATCTCACTCTTGAGGAAATTGACGCCTTACTTGCTGCGCTCTCAGGTGATAATCGTAAAATTGCGGTTTTGTGTTTGAGTACCGGGGCAAGATGGGGAGAAGCTGCGCGATTGAAGGCGGAGAATGTGATTCATAACCGGGTGTCTTTCGTTAAGACGAAAACCAACACACCGCGCACGGTCCCGATCTCTGATGACGTTGCGGCTTACGTAGTCGGCAAAGCACGAGGCTTTCTGTTTCCTGAGGCCAGTTATGCTGAATTCAGGCGAATCCTCAAAGAAGTTAAGCCCGACTTACCGGCGGGGCAAGCAACACATGCTCTACGACACTCTTTCGCCACGCACTTTATGATTAACGGGGGCAATATCATCACACTGCAGAGGATCTTAGGTCATACGAAAATTGCGCAGACAATGGTCTATGCGCACTTCGCTCCTCAGTACCTGCAGGACGCGATTTCGCTTAATCCGTTGAAGGGTGCTAATGGTGGTCAGAGTGTCCACAATGTGTCCACACCCTAG